TGTGCATTACTAATAAAGAACCTCGTGGGATCTGACGGATCTTGAAACCTCGCAATGGCTTCGTCTCTATCTGCCATGCTCGTGTCCCCAAAATATGTAACTGTTGAATCTTGTCCATACACACCTTTCAAGCTACTGCATATCTTCATTATGTCATGGCGAAACCTAGACCATATAATAACTTTGCCTTCCATCTCTTCCACTACTTCAAGAAGCACGGTTAACCTATTGTTTGGTATGTGTTTTATCTCGCCATCATCTGTTACAAGATAGCCACATAGCAACTGTTGTAGTCTCAGAAGTCTTGTCATAACTTCGGGTGCAGTAACCATGTCGCCACTTTCTAAAAAAGCAACTGATGTCTTCTTGATACTTTGGTAATGTCTTTCTTGTTCCATGGTCAAGTCAACTTGCCTTGTTACATAAGTCTTTGGTGGCAGATCGAGTGCATCTTTCTTCGTTACTCTAAATGAATGTGGGTCTATTTTCTTTTTTAGTTCTTCTAAGTTCTTGTAACCAACCACCTGGTTGAACTGATGTGATCCCATCTTTCTGTTCATAATCACGGCATATCTGCCTTGAAAAGACCAATAGGAACAGAACCCCAAAATTTTTCTGTCCATAAATAAGAACTGTGAATATAAATCCAAAGGAGATTTTGTTATCGGAGCACCTGTGAGTATCCGTTTATACTTTGCTCCTTCGGCAAACTGTATCAGTGCCTTTGTTCTTTTTGCCTTGATGTTCTTGATGGTGGTAGATTCATCAACTGCAACTAGAAAATTGCTTCTGTGTGTGAATGTATCCAAGAACTTGAAAATTTTTTTAGTCGCAAATGCTTCGACATTGATTAATAGTATTCGTAAATGGGATCTCGCTTCATGGCCCACGGAGTTTTTCAACTCCATGGTTTCTCGTTTGTTGAGATTAGATTTCCAAGTATACACTTTACGAGATATATCATCTGTTAAGTGCATTGGTATCTCGTTGTTTCTCCAATTAGTGTAGACACCTTTCGGTGCTACAATAATTGCAGTATCTATTTTTCTGTGCCAATACAACCAAGCTATATTATCAATGAGAACTTTTGATTTACCACACCCCATCTCCATGAAGTATGCAAAGTTTTCTTTGTCATAGCTTAGTTGTAATGCTTTCAACTGATGAGCATACGGCTTAGTTTTGAAACATTTGAAAAGAAATTCATCTATCATTTGATTAATCTTTATAAAGACCCATAGGGCATTTGGAAGGATCTATATGTGGATCTTTTAATTTATCTGAAAGTTCAATAGCATCAAACTTGGTTCTCCATCTGATGGTGGGATTTTTTTCGTCCCAAGTTTCTCTAAGATCTTTCTCTTCTAATCTCGCTTCTTCTGTATCCCATGCTCTGATTAAGAAGTACGGCTCATAGTTTAGCTCCTCACTTCTTTGACCTTCATAAAGTTCTATCGTGAGGTTCTTATACTCGAACCTCGTGGATATGCCATGAATTTCATCTTCCCAAGTTTTAATATTTTTTATATACATACCAACTCCTATCTATTTCCATACACTTGCAGTCTTATCTTTTTACCTGCCGAAGTATTATGATTATACAACCTTTCGATATTCAAAATGAAATCATTACGGCTGCCTTGATTTTTTAGTTTTGAAGAATGGCTCTCCAACCTTGCTAAGAATACTTTCCAAATAAAGGTGGAGTCTTTTAGTGCAGATATTATAGCACCAACAAAAGATCTTTTCTTATAATATGGAAAATATTCTCCGATCTGTTGGATCTTATCTGCCGTATCTTTTGCCCACTCCAAGTCAGTAACTTTAAAATTTCCGTCCTTAAAATCTGCTAGATCTTCTGAAGAGTGCCACCCTTTACCATTCAACATGGAGATAGAGTCTGATATAGAAAACTCATACTTCTCGTGAAACCACTTCAATACTTCATAGTCCTTGTTACCAAGGGTCACATGACTATCAAGAAACTCTTGCATAGTCCATGCTCTTGCAGTTGAGTTCATCTTTCTTATATCCTGGATCACTAAACCTTCTTTTATCATGTAAGTTATTGGCATACCCAATGACTTATATGCTTCAAGTCTGTGTTGACCCTCGCATACTTCCATCTTCTCATTAACTATTATCGGTATCTGAAAATCTTTCTTTGATATTTGATCCGATAATTTTTTTACATGAGCTTCAACAAGTTCACGATTACCTTTTATGTATTTGAATTGACTATAATCCGTAGTCGAATGAATTTTATTTTTATCTTTCTTATCGTCTTCCAATTTATATCCTCCGATTTTTTAAGTTTTCTTTGACCATCAAAGCAACTGTACTAGCAATAGTTCTGTTGTCTTCCTTGGCTATTCTCTTTATCTGCTCGTACACCGAAACACGGACATTTAAAGATTTGTAGCTTACGTCCTCATTATCGAGATCGTAAACTGCTTCGGCATCTTCACTAACTTTGTCTCTAGGAATGATGCCGTCAACATAATCTCCAACTTCATTGTCGATACTGTCTTCCCAGAGTCTCTTTGTACCTCCCATAATATCTCCTTTAATTAATGATTTGTACTTATATATACCTAATGTATGGGATCACATAAGTCAAGTAGTATATGAAACTTTTTTTCGTATAGTGTTTCTGTCATATTTTTTTGTTTATAATAATTTTTTAAAAATAGGTGTAGCATCTGTAGCATCTGTAGCATCAAAAATAGTTTGTTGTTTTTATTGAGTTTTTTTATTTATTTTTGCTACACTTTGGTAACACTTGCTACACTTCAAAGCCGACCGCGTCATTTTTTTTCCTTTTTTTATTGATAAAATATGGGAGAAACACTACTATCTGCTCATGCCATTGACTAATCGACAAAAAACTTTTGCTAGACTTATTGTAGAAGGAACACATTCTAATTCTGAATGTGCTAGACAAGCAGGTTATTCTGAGGGTCAAGCAAGAAAGACTGCAAGTCTGCTCCTCAATGGCAAAGATTTTCCTCTGGTGGTTGAACACATCAAAGAACTCCGTGATAATTACGAAAGGAAATACGGAGTAACTTTGATGGGTCAGTTGAAAAGGTTTGCGAACCTTTCCAAAGGCGCTGAAGAGGCAGGTCAATATTCGGCGGCGGTCAATGCAGAAAAATATAGGTCTAACCTTGGTGGTCTTGCCGTTGATCGTAGGGAAACTAATGTAACTCATAACCTAGACAAGCTCTCTCGTGAAGAAATAGTTGGTCGTCTTGCAGAAATAAGAAAGAATTACCCCTCTGCATTTGATGGAGAATATGAAGTAGTCGAAGAGAGTAATGGGGTGGGGACTCTCTCCGACTTGGGCAAATAGCAATTCCCGATATTGCTCCGTGCATTTCAAACATAGATCAAACATTATTTAGAAGTCAACTCTTTTGATAATTGGTCAATATAAACTTCTTCACAATCCTCACAGTAATCAACAATTTTATTACTATCTTCGTAATAAACAGAGTGAACATTGCTACTTTTTTGCTTACATAAATCACATTCAATTTCCACTCTCAATCTCCTTCTTAATTGCTAATCCGATTAACATTGCATTTTGTGGAACGATTGCATTTCCTAATGCTTTTAATCTGTTGGCTCTGTCGGGTTGGTTTGAGATAATTCTTGGGACTCCTCTAGGTTCGTGAAGCCAATAGGATACCCCATCAACCACTCCGTCCAATCGCAGTTGAGTCTTGCATCTCCCTCGATTTGATACATCTTTTGAGCAAGATCCATTTGTCTGCCCTTCTCCTCTCGGTTCTTGTAGTAATCGTTGTTGCCGTTGTAACTGTGTTTCTTCAATCCCGAATTTGGTGTTGGAAACTTCCACTCTTCCATTCGTGGTGGTCTCAAGGTCACTCCGTTCATCATGGCTTGTGCTTCTGCCTCTGTGAGTTCCCCTCTCTCCACTTTCTTTCGAAAGATCATTGTCTGTCCCTCCGAGGCGTGTCCAAAACCCTTGGTCGTG